GCCGCGTTGCGGACCAGCCGGGCTTCCGTCTCCGCTGCACTCTCCACGGGTCCGAGCGCGTAGGACGACCGGATGACCTGACCCTGGACGACCGGGCCGGTGGCGGCCGGGAGCCCCAGGGACTCGCGCACGGCAGCGAGGGCGGGCACCTGCGAGTACGGAGTGGACCCGAGGGCAATCGGGACCTGCGGACCGTACTGGGGGCCGCTGAGGCGCTGGAGAGCCGCCGACGCCTGCGCCACCGCAGTCCCGCTACCGGGAGGCGGACCGTACAGCAGCGGCGCACCGAAGCCGTTCCCGATGGCCCCCGCCGCGACGCCCGCCGCCAACTGGAGCCTGATCGACTCACGCTGGAGTGCGATGCGCTCGCTGAGACCGGCGCGGATCGCCGCCTCGCCCGCGATCATCGCCGCACGGCCCGCCTCGTACGCGGAGTTGAACGCCCGCTGGGCGATCTCCTGCTCACGGATCTGGGTGACGGTGCCTGCGGGTGACCAGAGGGGGTTCCCGCCGATGGCGACGAGGCGCTGCGCTGCCGCCAGTCGGGTGAGGGCTGCGGTGGCCTGGTCGACAGCGGACGCCCCGGCACCCAGACCTCGCATGGACGCGCCGATGCGGTCCAGCGAGGCAGCCTGGATGGCGGCGGCGGACGCACTGTTCGCGGAGAACCGGTCGAGGACGGTCAGGGCTTCCTGCACACCCGCAAGTCCGACGACTTGCAGGTTGACGATGCCATTGACGAGTTCGTCAGCCACCCTGTCCCTCCCTCACTTCTTGTTCCGCCCGAGCAGTTCGTCTACCAGTTCGTTCCTCTGGAACATCGTCCCGTCAGGGGTCTCATCGTTGTCGTCGATGGACTCGTGCCCGTCAGGCCGCGCGTGCTTGGCCTCCAAGGCGTTCAGCCAGTCGATCAACCGCTCCGAGTGACCCCAGATCTCCTTCGGTGGTACGTCGTCCTTCGGCAACTTCAAGAGGGACAGGACTGTCAGTGCCGCGCTCACGGCGCTGACGAGGTCGCAGGGTGCCTCCCAGATGCTCCCGTTGGGGTAGATGGTGGCTAGACCTCCTGCGCGCTCTGCGGCTCCGACGACCCGGAGGAAGTCATCGGAGCGTCCGAGTTTCCCGCTTCCCTCTCCGTGAGGGTCAGTTCGCGGATCTTGCCGACGACCTTCTCCAGCATCTCCTGGGGAAGTTCGCGGACCATGCTGCGCTCCTCCAGGAGCCGACGCCCGTGGTTGCACGTGCGGTGGTCCCAGTGCCCGTCCTCAGCCTTCGTGGCCTGACAGTCGCGCAGCGCGTAGTAGACCTCGGTGACCTGCTTCGCCTGGATCCAGTCGGACGAGGACTGGCGCTCCATCCACAGTTCGAGGAACTTCTCGATGAGTTCGTCGCGGGTGTACTTGCCGACCTCCTCGGCGCGCTCGTCGCTGCGGGTCTTGAGCGCGGTCTGGAGCGCCTCCAGGTAGGCGAGGTTCTGGTCGGCCAGTTCCCGCCAGCGCGGGTCGTCGGGGGCGTCGAGGTGGTCCGCCATCATCGCCTGGACGCGCCGGAGATCCTCCAGTCTTGTCGCCCAGTCCGCGTCCGACTCCACGTCGTCCACGGCCTTGAGGTAGTCCTCCTCAGCGCCGCCTTCCACGATCTGCTCGCGGAGCCAGTCGTCGCCCTGACGGTCGATCTGGTCGAGGACGTTGACCCGGTCGGCGTTGTCCTCGTTCTTGAGGTCGAGGATGCGGATGGCGCGGGCTGCCATCGCGTCACGGCGCGACTCGGCGTCCTCGAACGAGTTCAACTTCTTGATCCAGACGACAACGGGCGTTCCCGTCCCGTCGTCATCGGCGAGTACCAGTTCTGCTCCCTCTACGAACAGATCAGTCACTCGGGTCAGTCGCCCGAAAGCGTTGGTGCTCATGACATCTCCTCTAGTCCGGTTTCAGTTCCCGCCACAAGATGTGGCAAGTGACCGACCCCCTTCCGAGGGCCGGTCACTTCCAGTTCCAGTCGTGCGTCTCACAGGGTGCAGAGTGCGGTGGAGCGTCAGGCGTTGTACGTGGTGATCTGACCCGAGTCCGAGTCGAACGTGATCGACTGGGTCAACTTCTGGTTGACCTGGCCGTTGAAGCCGGGGACGACGAAGCGCGCGTCCGGGATGTAGATGCGCTTGAAGGGGCGTCCGCTGTTCGCCGCGTCCTTGAGGATGATGTTGAGCGAGAGCGGGGTCGAGGACTGCGCGCCGATGACCTCGGTGGAGGTGGCGACGCCGCCGATGGCCTTCAACTTCGCGAGCAGTTCTGCGGGGTTGCGGACCTTGATGTCGATGGAGCCGGTGACCTGGGGAACGTCGAAGTCCTGGTTGACCAGGTAGTAGTTGCCCAGTTCCTGGTCCTTCTCCAGGGTGACCTTCCAGTCGATGTTCACGGCCTGGACCGAGGTCCAGCGGAACGCTGCCGACGCTGCGACGTTGTTCGGGTCGTACGTCGCGCCCACGTACACGTCGATGTCGCGGCCACGGAGGGCGGCGGGCTTCGTGACGGTGGTGGGGTGGACCGCCTGGAGGTACTGGCGGGTCGTGGGCGAGGAGTACATGATGCGGATGGACTGCGTGGTCGGCACGGTGCCGTACGCCGTCGTCAGCGTCACCGTGGTGATGCCCGCGCCGTTGGTGATGGTGCCGTAGGACTCGGTGTAGTCCACCCCGTAGGTGAGGCGGATGTTGTTCACCGTGACCGACAGCGCGCGGCGCGGGGTGCCGTCACCGTTGTAGAGGTAGGCCGGGTTCACCGTGGCGACAGCCTGGTTCGCGGCGTTGGTGCCTACCGTGGTCTCCACGTAGGTCGCACCGGGGTTGTAGAAGATCGAGTCGCCGCGCAGTTGAGCGGTGAGGCTCGCGTTCGCGGAGTAGCCGAACTTGTACGAGACGCTGTCCGCGTACAGGAACGGCAGGCCGACCGAGTAGGCCACGTCGTAGGGCAGCGATGCGGTCTGGCCGTTCTTGAACTCCGAGGCGATGTCCACCGGCACGCACGAGGAGAGCGCGAAGCCGTTCTGGGAGATCTGGACGGTCTTGCTGGTGCCACCAGCAGCCGCACCCGTGGCAGTGCTGAGCACGACCGTGGTGCCGTTGGTGACCGAGGCGATGGTGCCCACGTAGTCGACCTGCGGCGCGGTGCCGATGCCGAGGATGCGGACCTGGCGGCCCACGTCGGCGGTGACGAACGCGGCCGTAGCGCTGGTGAGCGCGGTGGATGCGTTCGTGGTCACGCCGTCAGCGACGGAGCGACCTGCGTAGCCGTTGGTGAGCAACTGCTCGGTCTCGTTGCTCACGTCGAAGGACTGGTACGAGAACGTCAGGTCGGGAACGTCACGGACCTGGCCCACGGACTGGTAGTTGCCCAGTTCGTAGATCTTCTCGACAGGCACATTGACCTGACCCGGCCCGGCCGTCTGGATCCGGTCGATGAGCACCGTGTCGTTGCCGACGTGGATGATCGACCCGCCCTTGATTGCCATGAACTACACCTCCTGTGCGGGGAGGCCGGGGGCCACCCTGTTGATGAGAGCATCGGCCCAGGCGGGTCCGATTCGGAGCGGAGTCATCTGGGGAGACTCAAGTTCGGGGTGGCGAGCAGCCGCTCACGACGGTTGGGAACGCCTCGGCCGAACGTGGCCTGCCACGCCTGCTCCCAGCCGAGGAACACGTCCTTCTCCACGGTGCGCCACGCCTTGAGATAGGCGTTCATCGGTGCGATCTCGTGCGTGATCATGAGGCCGCGCGAGTGCTCCCGAGGTGGGAACGTCCGTTGGCCGCTCTTGTTCTCCACGTACCAGGGTCGGAACTTGCCCTGACCACCACTCTTGTCGGGTGCCGAGTACGGTCCGGACGCCAGTGTGCGGTCCCCGGCGAGGAACGCACCAGCACCGAACCAGCCCCACAGTGGCTGCTCATCTTTGGTGCGCAGTTCTCCGGCGAAGGGACGCTTCCACACCGCTGCGGAGCCCTCCTCGATGGTCCGCCAGTATTTGGCGACGGACACGTTGAGGAACCGGGTGTTCCCGACGCCCCAGCCGAAGGCCGCACCCTGAGCGCCGGAGAGTGCGCTGGGATGGGCTCCGGTGCCGCCGATGAGCCGGTTGCGGGAGTCGGCGGTGACTTGGACCAGGCGGCCCGTGGTGGACGCCTTGCGCTTGATGTCGGCCTTGATGTTGGCGACGACCAGATTCTGGAACCGCGCCTGCTGCTGGAGGTGGATCTTCCCCAACTCGCCGACGTAGTAGTTGAACTTTCCCTTGAAGTGGCCGGGGTTGTTCGCCGTCTGCCAGGACCCGTAGAGGAAGAGATACTCGCCGCCGACCTTCTGCGCGCCCTGGTTGCCGATGTACCCGGTCATGGCTTCCTCACCGCCGCGTGGATCTGGGTGATCATCCGCAGGGCTTCCTCGTTCACCATGAACGACCCGTCGTCCACGGAGGACTTGAGGATGTCGAGCACGGTGTCGTGGTACTGGCTGATGCTGGACAGCACCTTGTCGCGGAACTCGTTGCGCTCCTTGACCGACAGCCGGTCGTAGAACATCTGCTCGGCGTGCGACATGATCGCTCCGGTGAGGCGCTTGCGCTGCTCCCCGAGCAGGTTGCGGACGAACGGGTTCTCCTCCGCCATCACGGCCACGTCGCAGACGGGTAGCCGGTCGGGGTGTGGTCGGCGTCGGGCTCGTTGTAGTACACGGTGGCGGTCGCCTTGCAGACCTGCCAGTTCTTGAAGCCGCTGACCTTCTCGCGGACGATGTCGTTGAACTCGATCTGCCAGCCGGTGACGGCAACGGGCGTTGTCGCCGTGAAGTCGTAGACCTTGAGGTACCGGCTGGTGTTCGCGATGCGCCCGCCGACGATGTCGGCGATGTCGTCGGCGAGGGCCGTGGCCTGGGAGTCGTTCTCCATGAAGCAGTCGAAGAAGAACGGGTACTGGGCGGACCAGAGGCCACCCGTGTCCGCGCCCATCTCCTCGGGCACCGGGTCGGGAACCATGCCCACGGTGATCCCGAGGCGACCGGGGAGCAACTTCTTGATCTCCTCATACTCCTCGGGCATGGTGCCCTGCACGTCCACGGCGGGCGCGGAGAACGGCGTGGTGAGGTCGCTGAGCCAGCCGAGCACGTCGATGTGGTGCTCGACGTGCTTGTAGACGGTCTGGTGGACGTGGCGGCGCGCGTGCCGCAGGTATGGGTAGGTCACCCCTGGTCCTCCGCTTCGCAGTGGATGAACCACATGGGGATGGAGCCGAGCCCGACCGGAGGCTCGGTGGTGCGGTAGAAGTAGCGCTGGCCCGCGATCACGACGTAGTCGAAGCCCTTGACCTGCTCGTACTCGTCACCCATGAGGATGACGCGGATCTTCGTGGGGACGATGATCCCGAAGTTCTCGATCTTCCCGGCCGCGTCGTGGTACTCGATGGCGCAGGGGACGGAGACCTTGGCGCGGGTGTACGTGGGGCGCACAGACGGGTCGAACGGCACGCCGGAGTCGTCAACGGGGGCGGTAACGCCCGTTGCCGCCTTGGGGAAGTAGAACGTCGGCTGGTCAGCCTCGACCGGGGGCAGGCCGAAGTTCATCGCGACGAGGAGTCCCTCGCGGATGGTCTGTGCGTTGAATCCTGCGGGAGTGCCTGCCATCAGGGATCACCCCCACCCGAGCGACCCGTATGTGCTGCTGACCTCGTACGAGTAGAAGGAGCCGTAGTCCGACCAGTTCGTGGCGGTGCGGGCGAAGTAGCCGTCCCACACGTAGGTCTTGCCGCTGCCACGCTTGCCGAGCAGGATCAGTTGGTTCTTCCGCTCGGTCATGTCCTGCAACTGCTGCTTGAGCACGCTCGCGGCGCGCTCCGTCTCGTACTTGACCGGACCGGCCTCGTAGAGCGAGCGGCTGCCCAGTTCTCGCAGGTACGTGCGAGTCATGCGGATCCCGCCGTAGATGATGACGAGAGCGCCACCGGCTGCGGACAGGTCGGGCGTGACGAGGAACGTGACAGGGTCCAGTGCCATCGTCCCGAAGAAGCCGTCCAACTGCGCCTCCGCGAAGGCGTCGCCCAGGTTCGCGGTGAGGTCCGCGTCGCCGGAGTCGGGGAAGACGGTGTCGAAGGTCCCCGGTACCGCGACCTCGCGCTTGAGGCCGGGAACGAGCGTTGCGAGGTCCGTCATGTCTTCAACTTCGTCCCGTTGACACGCTCAACGGAGGCCGAGATGACCCCCCCGAGGAGGTTCCCGAACGTCAGTCCCAGGATCAGCGCGCCCACGTAGACCAGGCCGACGCCCAGGCCGAAGATCGTCGTCTCAGCCTTCTGAAAGTTCACGGCCCGAGATCCTTCTGCACATCGACCACGAAATACTTGTCGACGGGGAACGTCTGCGGGCGCGCAGCGGGCCACGTCACCTGGATCTCGGCGCTGTACTGGCCGACCGTGTCGGTGTCCCCGGAGATCCAGGCGTAGGAGACCTTCCCGGTGGTGGGAGTCGGGTCCACGACCATCGCGTAGTTGACCTTGAGCCCGCCCGAGTTCTTCATCAGGAACAGCACGCCGGTTGCCAGGGTGAGGTCGACCGGCGTCGTGCCATCGAGGAGCGTGACTTGGAGCGGGGGCTCCAAGTCGTTCTGCTTGATGATGAACTTGATCGTCGCCACGGCCGCTCCCGGTACTAGATGTCGAGTAGTACATCGGCCAGTGCGGGCTGGTTACCGACCTCCAGGGATCCTTCCGGCGTAGTGATGAGCAGGCTGGACTGGGTCACGTCCACGCTGACAGCGCCCGCCTGGTTGGCGAGGGTGAGACCACCCTGCGGGCTGTCGATGCGCAGGTTCGGCTTCGTGACCGGCTTGTGGGTGAACGCCTTGAGCCGGGTCTGGGTGCCGACGAAGGACAGGGCGGCGGCGAGTTGACGGCCGATGGTCCGGGCGATGAGCCCGCTGAACGTGAGGGCGGCAGCGAGTGCGCGTCGGGTCGACTTGGTTGTGGCCCCGGTGAGAACGAGCGTTGCCGCCTGGACCTTCCCGGCGGCCTTCTTCACCGACCCGGTGTAGGAAATCGCACCGGCCAGCGCCCGGAAGAACAGGTGAGCGGCAGCGGCGGCCCCGACGAACGAGAGCGTCGCGGTGATCGAGCGCCGGGTCGAGCGCGCCACCGTGCCGGTGAAGGTGAGGGTAGCAGCGAGGCCGTGCCCGGTGCGCCTGGGGAGGCTGCCGACGTAGGTCAGCCCAGCGGTGAGCGCCTTCCTCGTCTGCTTGGCGTAGGAGCCGGTGAATCCGAGGGTGGCGGCGAGTGCTCGCGAGGTCCGCTTCGCCTGGGAGCCGACGAAGGAGAGCCCAGCGGTGAGCCCCTGGGTGTAGTTGGTGACCCCGCCGTTCTTCACCCCGGCGACGTTCCCGACGAACGAGAGGGCCGCCGTGAGGCTCCGGCTGACGCGACGCGGCAGCGAGCCGGTGAAGGTCAGCGAGGCCGTCAGCGCCCGCGAGAGGATCTGCCGGAGGCTCATGGAGCCCACGAAGGACAGCGTCCCGGCCGTGGCCTTGCCCGCCCGCTTCGCCACCGCCCCGGTGAACGACAGTGCGGCCGTCAGTGCACGCAGCAGGCCGCGCGCTACCGAACCGGTGAAGGTGAGACCACCCGCCAGCACCTTGCCCGTCCGCTTCGCGTTGGATCCGCTGAACCCCAGTGCGGCGGTGAAGGCGCGAACGCTCGTTCGCACCTGCGAACCCGTGAACGAGAGCCCGGCCGTCAGCGACTTGCCCGCGCGACGCGCCTGCGAACCAGTGAAGGACAGCGCGCCCGTCGTCGCCTTGCCGGTCCGCTTCACGGCGGAGCCCACGAAGGACAGCCCAGCAGCGAGCGCGATGAGCCGGGTGCGGACGAGCGACCCGGTGAAGGACAGCGCCCCAGCCAGGGCGCGGGCGATGCGGCGGGGACTGGAGCCGATGAAGGACATCGTGCCCGTCAGTCCCTGGGTGTAGGCGGTGCCGCCCCCGTTGAGCACCCGAGCGTGGTTGCCGAGGAACGCCAGGACTCCGCTGAGGTTGCGCCCGATGCGGCGCGACGCGGACCCGGTGAAGGACAGTGCGCCGGACAGCGCCTTCCTGACCGGCTTGCCCAGTGCGCCCGTGAAGGACAGCGCCCCGGCAAGGCTGCGGGCCGTGGAGCGAGCCTGCGACCCCACGAAGGAGGTCGCTCCGCTCAGCGCCTTGCGCGTGCCCCAGGCGTCGGAACCGACGAAGGAGAGGGCACCCGTGACCGTGCGGACGAATGCCTTGCTTGTCGCCAGGGAGCCCGTGAACGACAGCGCGGCGGTGAGGGCTCGGGCGACCGCCTTCGGCAGGCTCCCCGCGAAGGACAGCGCCCCACTGAGACTGCGCGTGACCGCCCTGGACCGGCTCCCCGTGAACGACAGGACGCCCGAGGTGGCCTTGCCCGCACGCTTGGCCTGCGCGCCAACGAACGTCACCGTCGCGGCCATCGGACGAACGGTCGTTCGCGCCTGCGCCCCGACGAAGGACAACCCTGCCGTCAGCGACCTGGTGCCCGCCTTGGCGATGCTGCCGGTGAAGGACGCGCCACCCGTGAGTGCCTTCCGGGTGGACCGGACCCCGGCCCCGGTGAAGGACAGCGCCCCAGCCAGCGCACGCACGAACGCCTTCCCCGTGGCGATGGCTCCGGTGAAGGTGAGGTTCGCGGTGAGGGACGTGTAGTGGATCGCCGGGGCGAAGAAGCCACCGGAGAACGACAGAACGGCTATGAGCGCCTTCACCGGCCACTTAGTGGTGACGGTGCCGGTGAACGACAGCGCACCCGTCATGGCCTTCCTGGGAAGCCTGCCGGTGGTCCCGACGAACGACAGCCCCGCCGCGAGGGAGCGTGTATTGAACCGGATCTGGCTGCCCACGAAGGACAGGCCAGCGGTCAGGGATCGGGCGGACCGCTTGGTCACCGAGCCGGTGAAGCCCAGTGCCCCCGACGTGGCGCGTGATGTGCGCCGGGCGGCCGAGCCAGTGAAGGTGAGAACGCCCGTCAGCGCCCGCTGGAGCGTCTGCTTGAGCGCCACCGAGCCGGTGAACCCGAGCGCTCCGACCAGGGCGCGGAAGGTCTTCTTGGCCTGCGAGCCCACGAAGGACAGGGCCGCCGCGAGGGACCGCGCACTGGCCTTGACGGTGCTTCCCGTGAAGGAAGCGGTCCCACCAAGTGCCTTGCGGGTACTCCAGGCATCCGATCCGGTGAACGTCAGCGCACCGGACTGCGCCCTGGACGCCCGCTTGGTCATCGCCCCAGCGAAGGACAGCACTCCGTTGACGGCCTGGGTGTAGGCCGTCCCGCCCGAGTGGATGAGGTTGGTCGCAATGCCGCCCACGAAGGAGAGCGCGCCACTGACCACCTTGCGGGCGTTCTTGAGGACGCCCCCGGTGAAGCCAGCGGCCCCGCTAAGCGCCCTAAGCAGGCGGCGGCTCAGCGGGGATACCGTGTCGCTGGGTGCCGTCCACGACGACGGGGTGCCCCGGAACAGGCCCATCCGGTCGGCGTACCACTTCGAGCCAGTCGGAGCGGTGCTGCCATCTGCCTGCCAGAGGGTGGTGTTCATGAAGGCAGCGTTCGGCGGGGAAACGAAGGTGAAGACGTTGTCCGTCCACACCGAAGATGACGGGTTGTAGTGGTTGTAGTTGTTGTCGACGCCGCTGAGCCCGCCCCCGCCCGAGGTCCAGAACCCCACCTGGACCAGCATGGAGGATGGACCCGGAAGCCAACTGCCGTCCTGGATCGCGCTCCACAGGAACGAGTACGTCGTGTTGGCCGTACAGGGCGTCGCGGAGAAACTCTGGGCGTTCCGGACCGAGGAGTCTCCGGAAGCGGTGATGGTCACTTCGAGGGCAGCGGCACCCTCGCGGCTCCTTGCGGTGGTGCGGGCGGCACTCGATGCGTTGGTATTGACCACCCAAGTGCCCACGCTGCCTTCGAGGGTGGCGTCGTCCGAGGTCATCAGGTTGACCGGGTTGAATGTCAGCCCAGCCGTGAGAGCCTTGAGGGTCCTCCAGGCGTCAGAGCCCACGAAGGAGAGACCCGCCGCGAGGCTGCGCAGCACCGACCACGCGGTCCCGGTGTTGCCCGCGAAGATCTGCACGTTGTCGAAGTACAGCCCCTGCCCACTCGTGTAAGCAGAGGCCGTCTGGATCCCGACGAGGATGGTCGCGGTCGACGTGGCCGTGAACGTGAAGGAGGAGCGCACCCCCGTTACCTTCGTCGTGACGACGGAGCCGGTCCCGTAGCCATCGGCGAAGACGCACCAGTCCGGGTAGGCGTTCTTGGCGTAGCCATCGAGGCTGACCGTGTACGTCTCCCCGGCCACGACGGGGAGGCTGTACCCCGCGCCCGCCAGCCCGAGCGTGGAGTTGGGAAGGGAGGCGGTGATGTTGTACCGCCACTTGTCTACGTCAATCGTCCCCGCGTCCGCGACGGTGGTGGCTACGATCCCGGAGGTGTCCCAGCCGGACTTAGTCCCTGTCCACCCGGTTGTGCTGGTGCTGTTGCCGGGGTTGGTGCACAGGTTCTGGACGGTGAGCCGGGAGACCAGGCGACGGGTGGCCGTCTTGGCGATGGAGCCCGTGAAGGACAGGGCGGCGGAGAGCGCCTTGACTCGGGAGCCGAGGAACGACCCGACGAAGGACAGCGCCGCCGTCAACACCTGGGCGTACAACTTGCCCGCCGCGAACGACCCGGTGAAGGACAGGGCTGCCGTCAGGGCGACCTGGATGTAGGGGCGCTTGAGGACCTGGAGGGCGACCGTTGCGACCTGCTCGCTGGGTACCGTCTGGACGAGGGCTTGGGCGGCAACCGCAGCCGTCTGCTCACGCGGGGTGAGACGAACCGGAGGAGTGGTGACATTCGGACGGCCTAGACCGGGAGCACCGGGGACGGCCTTCTTTCCTGCACCAATGCCTACTGGGCTCCGGGGCATGTCACTGGGCCTGGACCCCGACCTCGACGGCGTTCACACCGGACTGCGTCCAGGCTGCACTCGTCGCCGGGTCAGTCTCAAGGGGGGCGTCGGTGTAGGACGTGAACGTCGTGCTGAGCACCTTCGTCGTCCCGGTGTAGTTCGTGGCACCGGAACGCACCACCTGCTTGATCTGAGCGAGGCCAGCGTCGGGCTTCGCCGCGATCAGGATCGGCTGAACGCCGAAGATGGTTCCCTGGGACACGTCCGCCATCGTGTAGGTGTCCACATCGCCTGTCGTGGTGGACCCGACGTAGTCGGCAGCGCTGTACGGCTGCTCGTCCACGTAGGTGTAGTTGTTGGTGAAGTTGGACGCCGAGTTGAGGAACTGGCTGGACGCGCCGTTTCCGTTGGGGGCCAACGTCATCACACGCACGTCACCGAGCCAGGTGTTGTTGGCGGTGCCGTTGTTGTCGCAGATGTACCAGTCATCAAACAGGGAGGGGGTCGAACTCGCCGTGATGAGCCCCACCGCGTCGATGGTGCTGCTGGTTCCGGCGTTCTTGGTGTCTCCGGTGAAAGTGACGACAGGAGTGGCGCTGCCATCCTTGCGGACCTCGACGTACCCTACGGTGTCGCTGATGGAGCAGGACACTTCGAGATATCCCCACGTGCTCAGGGGCCACGTCGGCACTGCGGTCGCAAGCAGAGTCCCCGCCATGTTTCCCCGATAGATCTGGATGGCTCCCGAGCCCTGGACCGCGACGGTGACGTGCTGTGTCGCTCCGGAGTCCCCGAAGAAGATGAGCCCTCCGGCCTGACCGGGAAAGAACCGGACTCCGGAGTAGACGATGGAGGCGGCGGGAACCGCCTTCTTCATGAACTGCTGGTTGCCGCCGTTGGACACTGAGCGTCCATAGGTGAACGCCGTGGTCGTGCTGGAGCCGAACAGTGTCCCCGTGTAGTCGAAACGGACCGTCGAGTCCCCAAGGTCGAAGCCGTCCATGTGGAGCAGAGTCACGACGGCCTCAGTTCTGCGGCTGGAGTTGAACCCACTGACACTGGATCGAGTTGGTCGCAGACGAGGTTCCGCAGGTCGCGGAGAGGACGAGTCCCTGGTTGATGGTGTGGTCGACGGTCGTTGCGACCGTGCCACCCATCGAGATCGTCTGGGACGCAAGCAGGGCGGTGGTGGGCCACACCACGAAGCCGTTGCCGGTCACCGTGGCACCAGCGGCAGCAACACCGAGGGAGCGGACCACCATCGTGAACTCCGCGTACCACGGCGAGGACGCCGGAATGATGCCACCGGAGGGCACGACTGCCGAGCCACCGAGGGTGGCGTTCGACGCCGGGGTTGCACTCGTGCCGATGCGTGGGGTGAACGTCCAGTTGATGGCCGTGGCCGACTGGCAGATCCCGCCCGCCCGGAGCATGTAGATCTTCCCGGCGCGCATGTCGAACGCCGGGATGAGGGTCCACAAGTTCGGGGTGAACAGGTTGGCCTCGGCCGTGAACGTGTTGAGGGCTGTGAACGACGCCGGAGGGGCGTCGTACGGCATGTCCGCGAAGCCCTGGCGGGCCATGTCTCAGCCTCCGGAGTTGATGAGCAGCGAGTACGTGAACTGGATCGAGTCGCCGTTGACGACGTTGATCGCGGTGAAGACCTTGTGGTCCCACATGTTCGGGACGACGGTGAACGCCTCGGTCGCACCCGGCGTCGAGCCCACGGTGCCAGCGGTGATGCTGTACCAGGCCGGGACCGTGATGACCGAAGTCGTGTTCGAGACCGCGAGGCCGTAGACCGTGTTGGTCGTGGTCGGGCGGATCTGGAGGCTCTGGTGGGTGCCGACAACGGACGTTGACGACGCGGTCAGCGGGGTCGCCGTGACGGTGGCGCTGGTGGCCGTGGACGCGGTGAACGGGGTGCCGGTACCGGCGACCGTGTTGGTGGCCGAGTTGAACAGGCCCCACTCGGTGACGGCCACGGTGCCGGTGAAGGCGATGGTGTTGATCGTCTTGTAGGTCTGCGAGTTCGCGGCCGACACGGTGGACTGGGTGCCGGTCTGGTAGGACGGCGAACCGGTGTAGTTCGTGGTGGTCGGGGTCTGCAACTGCACGTCGGTGGCGGCTGCGGCGGTCACGCCCGTGCCCACGCCGTGGAAGTTCATCTTCGCCAGGGTGGCCTGGGGGCTCGCGGACGGGGACGCCCACTGCCAGTCGTAGGCCATGCCCAGGACGCCGCAGTTGGTGACCAGGCCGGAGCCGAGGTTGTATTCGTCGGCGAGGATGCCGTCGCCGTCGAACTTCCGCGCGGTCAGGTTCGTCTGGAACTTGTCCTGGGAGAGGAAGACGCTCTCACCCTTGTCGCGCGTCAGGATCATGCGACCCCACGGGGTCTTGATGGACCTCGCCTTGTGGACCTCAGTGGTGCGGAGGTGATCCGCGATGAGGTCCGCGCTCATGCCCACGGTGCCGTTGCTCATGGAAGACCCTCCTAGTCGTGAGCCGCTGAGGCTCTCTCCTAGGTATCGGACCTCCTCCCGGACAAACGGAGACCCCACGCTCGTACCGGCGTGGGGTCTCCGTTTCCCCTCAGGGAGGTCTGTGGTCAGCGCCCTTGGGCGACGTTCCCGATGGCCTTCAACTCGTCGTAGATCGGCATCGCCCCGCCGAGCGGGTAGCGCTCCTGGATGATCTCGTTGATCATGCGCGTCTGTGACGCGGTGGCGTCCACGCGCTCCGCCATGTCCTTCATCCGGCGCAGCGACAGTTCGCCGAGCGGCTGGAGCGAGGCGAGGAAGTCGGGGCCGGTCTGGTTGAACATCTCCTCCATCGCCGGGATGGACAGCGCGTCAGGACTGGAGGTGAGCGGGTCCTCATTCTGGTCTGCGTCGATGCGAACCAGGGAGCCGTTGGTGAACGGGTCCTGGTCCTTGTTGATGCAGACCTCCTGGTTGATGACCCGGTCCTCGGTGAGGATCCGCAGGCGCTGGCCCACGGTGCCGCCGATGGACACGTCACGGACCCCGCCGCGTCCGTCAGCGATCTGGAGCCACGTCATGCCCTCGACGGTGGTCTCCCAGACCTCCTCGCCGGGGCGGGTCATCACGCGGGTCTCGCTGGTCTCAGTCATAGCGTCAGAGTAGACCACATCTTGGTCAAGGAGAAGGTAGGCTCGCCCATGCAGCCCGCTTCCCAGGATGCGCGGGCCGCACACGCAAGAAGCCCCCTCCCGGTCTGAACCAGGGAGGGGGCTTCTTGCGTTCAGAGCGTCATCACGGAGTGATGGTGCCGTCCACGATGCGACGAGCCTGCTCCGGGTGGTGGATGAGGCCACCGATGTCCTTGCGGCCACGGTAGTGCCGGTAGTCCACCGTGTTCTCCTCCCACGTCTTGGTCTGCATCCCGCCGTAGTAGGCGAACTTGCCGACCGTTCCGCCGAAGACCCACAGTTCGTTCGCGGGGATGTACGAGGTGCCGGTCTCGTCGGTGTAGTTCGAGACGCGGACGACGTTGGCACCACGGTACGAACCGAGGTAGCCCTTCGCCCGGATCTCGGCCGACGCGCCCGAGTCGTACTGGTTGGCGACCTGCGTGAGCACGTTGCTCATCGCGTCGATGGTCGCCGCGCGGCCGATGATGGTGACCGGAATGGGACCGGCACCGTTCGGCTTGATGGCGTCGTTCACGTCGCGGATCGACTGGTCGATCTGGGCCTTCGTGATGCCCGACGTGGCGTTGACGTAGTACGAGGAGCCCGAGTTCGGGATCGCCGCCTGGAGCAGGGTGAACATGCGGCGGTTGACCTCCGCGTCCATCCGCGAACCGGCGAGCCCGACGAGGCGCTCGATGGTGGTCGCGAAGTTCGCGCGCAACTTGTCATCGTGCTCCGAGACGTGGAAGCCGATGGTGTCACGCGGGAGTTCCCAGCGCTGGGTGTTGATCTGCGACTCGTCGATGTAGCCACCGCGCGAGGTGTAGAACACCTTGAGGCCACGGGTCTCCTCGACGGAGACGGTGTCGAACTCCCCGACCGTCTCGACCTGGAAGTAGGTCGGGAACAGGTTGGAGAACTCGAAGCCGTAGTCGAGGTTCGAGGAGATGACCTGGGCGACCTCGCGGTGCCACTTGTCGTTCTCCCAGTTGTCCTTGGCCTCCTGGTTCAGTGCCGCCTTGAGCCGCTCGTACTCGGCACGCGCCTCCTGAGAGGGGCGACCGAAAGCGTCGATGCTGGCACTGGCCTTGATCACGCCCTGAGTCAGATTCGTCATGTCAGTCACTCCTTTCAGTTGATGAGGATGGCTTCGCAGTACGTAGTACCGCTGATGGCGGTGATCTTCGCGACTACGTTGGTGGTGGACGAGTTGCCGGTCTTGGTGAAGACCGTGCCGTTCCACGAGAGGGTGTCACCCACGGCGGGCGAGCCCGTCGTCAGGTCGACCATCGTGACGGCGGCGGTGACGCGGCCATCGGCGCGGGTCACGGACGCGGTGTTCTGGAGCCAGAACTTGACGCCAGCGCCGCCCCAGATGACGGACAACTTGTTCGCCCGGCACACGGTGAGGTCGTAGGAGTCGGTTCCGACCTGCTCGTAGATGGACCGGATGTGGACCTCCTCCTGAACCAGGAGGCCGTGGAAGCCGGAGATCATCGCGACGTTCGTCGCCGATGCCTTGAGGTAGCCCGCCGTAGCCGGGTCGATCTCGACCATCGTGCCCTGCTTGAGGGTCGAACCCACGGGGGTCTTGAAGCGACCCTCGCGAACCGAGACAGACTCGTCGCTGCGGCGGAAGCCGAAGTTGAGACCGTAGTCAGATGCCATCGTGCGTCACGCCTCCTTCGAGAAAGCACCGAGGAGGAAGCCGGACGCGGCCGGGGCCACCTTCGCCTCCGAGCCGGTGACGGACGAGCCGCTCATCGCGGTCTCGCGGGGAGCACCACCGGCCGGAGCCTTCGGCGCGAGAGCGGCGGTCTCACGGAGGTCCGCGAGGTAGCCGTCGAACTGGGTGTCGTCCATCGCGATGATCCGGCCCACGCGGGCCTCGTCGGCGAAGAACTCGTCCTTGAGGTGTGAGGCGGCCTCGCGGATCTTCGCGATGCGGTCGTCCTTCTTGGACGCAGCCTCACGCTGCGACTCCAGGTCGGCCACGAAGTCGTCGTGCTTCTTGATGGCCTCGTCGCGGGCGGCCTCCGCAGCGGTGCGGGTGGACACCTCCACGTCGAACTTGCTCTGGAGGTCGGTCATCTCGGCCTTGAGCCGGGTGACCTCAGAGGTGAGTTCGGCCGTCTCTCGCACGACTCGGTCGGCGGCGATGGCGTAAGCCTCGGTCTCCGTCATCTTCCGCTCCTCGACCGGGGCGGTGGTGGTGCTCGTCGTCATCTTCCCTCCTTCGGGTGGAAGGAGAGTCGGACGGACGCCGACCCTCATGGGTCTACATCGGCTGTTTCAGCGTGAAACGGAGATGTCAACGTCCGTTGGCGTACTGGAGCACCATCGCGACCATCCGCTCGGCATCCGTCTTGGACAGGAGGTTGCCCAGGGACTCCCGCTCGACGGTCATCGCAGCCTGCCGCTGGACTGTCGCGTCAGCGTTCCCCCAGCCCGGCACGACGGGCGGCACGATAACGGCAGCCCCGAGGAACGTCGGATCGCCGTAGCGCCGGACGCTGGACTTCTCCCGGATGTGCGAACACACGCCACCGTCGTTCGCGACGACACGCTCGTACGGGAAGACCTCGCCACAGCCGGGACGCCCAGGGGTGTCCATGCACGTGACAGTCTCGGAGACGCACTCCATCGAGTACCAGAGCGCGTTGTCGAGGCTGGCCTTCTGGAGGACGGACGCCTCCTCCGGGTACAGGAACTTCCACATGGCGCTCATCGCGACGATGTGGTTGCCGATGCCGCCCTGCGCCGCTGTCTCCTTCGTGCCGGAGACGAGGTGGCTGTCGGTGAGCACGCCGATGATGTGGCGCTCCGAGTGCAGCCAGTTCAGCGGACCGTTCGCGACGGTGGGCTGACCGACCTGGAGGTCTTCGGTGGACCAGTAGGCCAGGTTCCGGTTCGGGCTGTCCGCCTCGACGTACCGGCCCTGGATGTAGAGGTAGGCGTCGTTCGCCTTCGACGCCTTCTCCCACTGGGCTGCCTTCTCGGTCGGGAGGACGCTCGCCGGACCCGTCACGAACAGGTGTCCAGCCTCGTTCTCGACCACGAAAGCGGAATCGGAGCCCGCATCCGCCGAAGCGATAGAGGTGTCAACGCCCGTTGTCGTCTCGGAACCATTTCTGATTTGGGAGGAATCGGGCCAAACCGGGCGGATCCGGTCACGGATCTCGGTGAAGGTCTCAACGGGCGTTGCCATCGTCATGCCCCTGTCTTGGTGCTCGGATTCCCGCTCGCGGTCTTCGGCTTCGTCTGGGCCTGCGGCGACTGCTTGGACGTGCCGCCACCGGTAGGACGCCCGCCCTGCGCGCCCGAGACGGACGGCGCGACCGGAGTCCCGTTGGGTGTATCGGCTCCCGAAGCGGAGAAGGGGACCACCGTGCCGAACGTGTCGTCCAGCCCGGAGTCCTTCTCGAACTCGCGGCGCATCGCCTCGACCTCCTGGTCGAACCCGAAGTATTCGAGGATCGACTCGCGGGAGAGTTCCTTCTGCGTGCGCAGCGCCATGACCGCCTGGACGACCTGGCTGTCCGCGTCCAACTGCACGTTGCGCGGCGTGAAGGCCAGGTTCGGCGGCTCCTCGTTCTTGAACTGCGAGGCGTTCAGCGGGTGCTCCACGATGGCCTTCGCCATCCGATCCTCCAGCGAGCGCTTCATCATGTGGCGACGCGACTCCAGGAGTCGGGCCACCCCACGGGCGACGGTGAGGCTGGTCTCGTTGCGCTGGCCGCTGGACGCCACCGTGAGGGCTCCCAGGCAGCGCGCCAGGATGCGGCGGTCGAGGGTGTCGTACTTCTCCGCCGACAAGACCATGTCCTGCTTCGGGGTGATGATGTCGATCTCCAGGCGGTGGTCGCTGATGATGACCGGGATCTTCGCGACGACCTTGAAGTTCTCCTGGAGCGCGTCCACCTCGGACTGGAGCGCCGGGTCTTCCTTCGTGCCCTTGCGGACCAGGAGGATGTAGTTGGCGGCTCCGACGAGGTTGACCCGGTCGGCCTCCATCAACTGCTGCTTCATGTCGAGCAGGCCGAACGCGGCCTTGAGCCGGATGTCGGGGAAGCGCTCGTAGTCCGGGCGGGTCACGGAGTGCCGGAAGACGTTGGTCGGGTTCAACTCGATGAGGCGGCGCGGGTCCACGCCCAGGGAGGCGAGGTGGTCAGCCTCCCACTGGTCGGGGATGTAGGGCGCGAGGAAGAACCGGCTCATCACCGGGTCGATGAGGGTGCCCTGGGACAGCAGTTGGACCTGCTGGATCTCGAACTGGGTGGCCTGCCACGCGAGGCGATCCCCGCCGAAGATGTTGGTACCGACCGGGACGACCTTGAGCGGGTCGAGGAAGGTGAACCCGGTGGGGACGTACAGGTCGTAGGTCTTGCGCCGCTTCGCCCCGGAGTCGGGGCTCTCGCCGCGCACCGTGTACTTCTTCTGCTCCCACCACATCCCGATGATGGTCTGGGAGTAGGTGAACTCCTCCCGGTGCCAGACGCGCATGACCTCGTCCATGTTGAGGTCGCCGTTGATCTGGTTGAACACGTCCGCGATGTCCGGGTTCTTGCTCTCCCAGTGCACGCCCTGGAATGCCAGCGCCTCGGTCACGTCGGCGACGCCCGCCACGATGTCATCGGTGCTGACCGCGCGGCGGGCGACCGCCATCTGGCTGTACGGGTTGTCGGGCGCGGAGTAGCCCGCCCGGTCGAAGATGGACGACCGGCGCGCAGAGGCACGCATGTCGTCCACCCACCGGGCGAGTTCGCGGCCGATGTTCTGGCTCAGGCCACCGACCGCTGGCCCCACCACGTCATCGGGCAGACCCGAAGCGTTGACGACCCGACTCTGTTCCACGTGAAACTCCTCAGCGCATCAGTTCGAGGTCATGGCGTGCGACCTCCACGAGTCGGGACGCCACCTTGAACTGGCGCTCCAGTTCCGTGAGCCAGCGCTCGACCTGCTGGGTGCGGATCCGGGTGTACTGGCGGTCGAGGGATTCGACCCGGTGGAGCAGGACGGCCAGTTCGGTGAGGCGTGCGGAGTACGCGGCGCACTCGCGCATGACCTGGTCGGGCTGCTTGAGCGCGAAGGAGCGCACGGCGTACGCCATGCCGTCCAGTTCCCGCTCGATCTCGGCGCGGGTGCCGAGGAAGCCTGCCGGGGACAGGATCGCCATCCCGTAGGGGATCTGGGCGTCGTCCTCGGGCTCCACGAAGTCGGCCACCGACGTGAGTCGGCGGTCGTCCTCCACTACGCCTCGCATGGCTCCTCCATCGGCATCGAGGTCGAATGAACTCAATCGAGCCCGATTCTACGAGAACGAGCGTTCTCGGCCGGGAGGCGCGCTCAGTAGAACCGGTCGATCAACGGGCCTTCCCGCTTCGGCTTCTTGAGCGCTTCCTCGATGGTCATGAGGTTGCGACCGGCGATCATCATCTTCGTGGCGTCGAGCGTGTGGAAGGAGCCGCCGCCGTAGCGCTTCTTCACCCCAGCGGCACTGCCCTCGTCGCGGACGTACTGGATCTCCTGGCCCTGGAACTCGCTCAGCACCTCCTGGTCGTGCGGCAGTTCCAGTCGTCCGGGGCGCGCGTCGACCAACTTGCGCAGTTCGTCGCTGGCGAAGTCCACGACGTTCTTCATGATGACCGCGTCCTCGGGGCGCTCCCGGTCCACCAGGGGCCGGTCGTCGAAGTCGACGGGCAACTTCTGGGAGAAGCCGTAGCCCTTGATCCGCCGCGAGATGTGCTCCGGCGTGGACCGGGTCGTCGCCGGGTCGAGGGTCTGCCAGAGCGGCAGCCCGTTGCCCGTCTTGTCCATCGCGAAGATCCGCAGGCGCTCGCCGTAGTGGATGAAGATCTGTCGGATGGCCTCCGCCTGGTCCTCCGCGCCGACCCGCATGAGGTGCAGGCGCAGCAGGAGCCGGAGCAAGGACTCACCCTTGGGCTGGGGAACCTCGCCGAAGATGAGGATCTCGGTCGGGTCGTTGGTGTAGCCGATGTCGGCCCCGGCCCAGAAGGACGTGTACTGCGTCTCCAGGTGGTGGTAGGGGAACTGGAGGAACGGGTGGATGGACCCGGCCTTGTTGATCAGTTCGTCCTCGATCTTGATCTTCGTGTAGACGTTCTCGTTGTACTCGGTCGCCCACGGGGACTCGGCGTAGCGGACGCACGCCATGAGGCGCGCGAGGACGAACAGCGGGTTCGTCACGTCGCCGTGCTCGCCGTAGATGTTGCGCCGGTAGTCGACGTTGTCGCTGGATCCGCCGTACGACGCGATCTTTGACCGGCGCTCCTCCGGGGACCAGGACGGTCGGTGCATCGCCATGTAGCGGTGGACGTAGAACGGCAGGTCCGGGTCCAGGCCCATCGTGTAGCGGTAGTAGCGGTCGCGGATGCCTCGGGAGACGCCGTGACAGCGCCACTGGGCACCCTCGGAGCCGATCTTCATGGTCTCGATCAGTTCGATCCAGCCCGCGTCGGGGAAGTCCTGCATCTCGTCTGCCTCAAGGACAAGCGGGTGCATACCCTTGACGCCCTTGCCGCTCAACTGGGGGAGACGGCTGATGATGCGCGAGTTGTTGATGAAGTGCGCCTGGAACTGCGGCTGGTGGTTGATCCCGTTGCCGCGCTGCTTGGGCAGCATCTCCCGCGTCAGCCGGTTCGCGAGCAGCATGTGCTCGACCTTGTCGGTGATGGGCCGGAGGTGGTTCAACTCCGGTGCGGTGATGAGCATTTCAGCACCGGGGTGGTTGAACGGGAAGGCGAAGGCGCGCATCTGGATGCCCATCGACTTGCCCAGCGAACGACCCGCCTGGTCGATCTGGAAGATCTCCTCGTTGTGGTACCAGGCCCACTGGAAGTCCCAGCAGCGGAAGATCCGGTCGGGCTGCTCCTCATCGACCCACAGGAACTCCGCGAGTTCGATGCCGCTCGGGTCATCGAAGATGGCGGCCAAGTAACATTCTTCGTCGGTGAGGTTCGGGATGGCACTCATCGCGGCGGCCCCTGGTAACTGCGACCGATCTGTCGGACCAGACCGATGCTGACGTTGGGTCGCGAGGCCATCATGTCGGACATGACCGACAGGACGTAGAGGGTGCGCCACTCCACGAAGTACGCGGGGTGCACCTTCCCCGCGATGGCGATTCGCTCCAGGATCTGCATGGACTCGAACGGCCGGTGGACGTTGATGATGTTGCGCTCCCCGTTGATCAGCCGGGACAGCGACTCGTGGTGCATCGGGATCTTCGTGGAGAACTGGCGCAGCGACTGGCCGTTCATCAACTCGACAACGGCCGTTCCGAAGGGTTCCATCGCGTACTGGGGCGTGATCATGTCCCACAGTTCGTCCATGTTCCCGTTGACGTGGCGGGGGCGACGACCCGTCTTCTTGACGGAGTCCATGTGCGCCTTGGTGTGGACGTAGATGTCACCGAGGATCGCGTGCATCACGTCGGGCCTGCGGTCGAAGAACTCGACCCAGTCCTTCTCGCTCAACTTCGTGGTCGAAGGGTAGAGACGCTTCGCCTTCTCGAAGTCGGCGGCCATCAGAGTTGCCCGACCCACATCTTCTGCTCGTGGGTGCGGAAGTACAGGTCGACGGCGTCGAACTCGGGCTTCATGTACTCCTCGATCCAGAGGATGATGTCCTCCGGCTTCTCGAAGCCCAACTTCTTGCGCTCGTGCTCGTCTGAGCGCTGATACGCGCCGACCATCGCGAACAGTTGCTTGGTGAGGTCGATGCTCTTGGTGAGTTGCTTCTCCCGGCGTATGCCGTGGGCCTTGGCCGCGTTCTGCAACTTCACGATGTACGCACCGACGCTCTCGAAGGCGTCCTTGTCGCGCTGGCTCTTGGTGAGGCCGAGGTCGCTCTGGATCTGGGCGATGATCGGAGCGGTCTCCTTCATCGACTTGCGGATCTGCTCCTCCATTCCTGGGGAGAGGAAGCCCTCGTAGTCCTTGCCGGACCCGAGCCAGGACTGCCAGCGGAACATGATCGTCTCGAAGAAGATGAGGCGGTCAAGCGCGCGGAGATCACTGGACACCGAGAAGGTGTTCTCGCTCATGTACCGCTTCTGAGCAGCGGTGTAGTAGTCCTTCTCGGCCTTGGCCTGGACTTCGATGACCGCGCCGGTCAGGTCCGCCACTCGGTGCGCGCGAGGAGTGCTCACGGTCGGGTTCTGCGCTGATGTCGCCACGGGGCAGATGCTAACGCCCGTTCTCGTCTATCTGGCACACACTTGGCGGCGAGATCTTTCTGGCGTGTCGCGCGTGGAGCCCCCGGTCGGGATCGAACCGACCACTCCGGATTTAGAGTCCGGACCTCACCCAATGAGGATCAAGGGCAGAGTGCCTCCGGCAGGACTTGAACCTGCAACCATCCCGGTTAGAACGGGAAGCGCTACCTTGCGCCACGGAGGCTGGCGGATCCCGCGCGTCCACGGGATCCAGTGCCGGGAGGAGGTCTCGAACCTCCAGTCAGTTGCCTGACCGTCCACGACGCCCGGCCGGTCTCAGGCCATCACCCTCCCGGCGAGGGGCAGCGAGGAGCAGAGCCGCATCGTGGCGGGAACGGGGGCGAAGGCAACGGCGGTGGCCTGGTCGTGGCAGTCAGGCTCACGCCAGAGGTGAAGGTCGATCTGCTTGTCGTCCGCTGCGTAGGTCAGGTCCATGAGCGCCTGCTCATCGGGAACCTGGACGACCACGAGGAACTGCGAGTCACGGAGCCACGTGTCCGTGATGCCCGAATAACGGTGGGCGAATCCGAAGGCTGCGTGGATGGCCTGCGCCATCTGCAACCCGGTGGGGAGATCGGCGCGCACTGCCACGTAGAGGCGAGCGCTGTCGTGCGATGCGGTGTGGTGGGCTGAGCCCTAGGTGTTGGTCATGGGAGTACCTTCTCCTGGAGTAGAACACTTGTCAAGCACCTGGCCGGACCACCTTCCGGTCTCTGGATCGAAGCCCTCGAACTTCACGATCTTGTAGAACAGGCGACGGTCGTGGGCTCCCGGAACGAACAGGCGCAGCACGGTCTCCGCGTCCTTCTTCTTGATGAACGCGGCGTGCAGTTCATCATGCCCTGATGCAGTCAGGACGCCGCGAGCCACGATCCCGTACTTAGTCTTGTTGATCATCGTGCGCACGACCTCTCCTGAACCATGTCGCAGACGCTGCACTTCCGCGCCTGCCAGTAGCCGTAGTGGCCGTCCCGCTTGTACGGAGCCATCCAGTTCTCCCACTTGTGCTTCCAGTGCTTGCTCACCACTGAACTCCTTCCAGTGCTTCCGAGTGGCCCTTGACCACCGGACATCCCAAGTGCTCCATGCCCATGCACGCCATCCACAGTGCGTCGGCAGCGTTGTTGTCCCCGTCGAACTCGGGGAACTTCCTGGCGGTCGCCAGCATCATCGCGTCCTTGTTCGCGTTGCCCTTGCCCGTCGCGTACTTCTTCACGCTCGATGGCGGGGCGATGGCGAGACCGCCGAGTTCGGAGACTGCGTCGATGGCCTCGGCGAGGATCCACCACAGGCCCGCGATCTGATGGAACGACGAGCCCGTAGACCCGTACGACGGCCCTTCCAGCACGATGATGTCCGCGCCGTCGCAGGCCGAGAGGACGCCGTGCCGAATCCAGCGCAGCCGCTCATAGCCCTTGCGCTTCCCAGGGTTGATCGTCCACGCCGTGTTGATCGGCTCGCCGGGATGCCCGGCCCCAAGATTGAGATCGACGATGGCAACGCCCGTTCCCGTCAGGGACAGGTCCAGCCCAGTGACCCTCACGTGTCTCCGTCCATGTACGCCGAGGCGAGCAGGTTGTAGGTCTCGTCGGCCTCGGCCATCAGGGCGCGCAGGCGTGACATGGCCTGCTGGGACGCGGAGAACGACAACGGTTCAACCACGCCACCGTTCTTGCCGATGGAGTGCAGGGTGTCCTTCATCATCTTGATGGTCTGCCGGATCGGGTCGGACATGCCGGTGCGGTCGTACGCCACCACCAGGGTCGGCTCACGGGTCTCCGTGGCCTGACGCTGGGCAGCCGCGATCTGACGCAGGTCGTCCGGTCCGGTCTGGAGGCCCGTGCCCGAGTTCATGGTGATGACGCCGTGGCCCACGTCGTAGGGCTGCGGGGAGTACGGGCCGGTGCCCATCTTCGAGTACCACTCGACGCGGATCTGCCCGGTGGGGACGGTCTCGTCCTTGAGGAAGTACCACCGCCCCGACGTGAAGACCTTCGGGCGGCGGTCGAAGGCGATGCTCACTTCTTCGCCACCACCCGGATCGACCGGGCCTTGCCGGGGGTCGTCTTGATCTTGCCCTGCTTCTCCAGCACGTCGAGGTGGTAGGCCACGCCGTTCTTGTACAGGCCCACGGCTTCCGCGATCTCGCGCTGGGTGGGGGCGTAGTCGTTCTTCTTCGTGAACGACTTGATGAACTTCACGATGTCCCGGCGACGCTCGTCGCCCTGGTCCATCCAGTCCTGACCAGCCACTGTGGCCTCCTTGTCCTCATGGACAAGGTTATCCGGTCTTGGACTGCGCGTCCAGCCACTCCTGGGCCTGATCCGGCGTGTCGAAGCGGGGAACCGAGATCGGCCTGGGCTCAGGGTATTTCCACTCCCCGGACGAGACGTAGCCCCGGATCCGAAGGTCGACCTCGGCGGGAGTCGTGGTCGGATTCGCGTACATCCCAGCCTGATACGCCCCGGCGTTGTAGTCCATATGGATGTCCGCCACGTCGATGACGTACTCGATGATCTGGCTGGTATCCATCTCGATCTGGACCCGCGCCCGCCGTGGGAACGGCTTCATCATGTTCTGTGGAACGCCCAGGTGGGCGCGGCCACGGGTGGTGCGCGGAACGGGAGCCTTACCGGCAGGAGGCGGACCGCCCGGTGTCGGAAGCCCGCCCTGCTCGGTCACGACGCGGCCTCCAGCCACTTCTCCGCCTGCTCGACGGAGGTGAACTTCGGCCGGTTCGCGATCATGTCCTGCCTGCGCCGGTACTCCTTCACCAATGCGATGAGGGCGAACTCCGCGATCTGCTCATCCCCGACCTGCCAGGTCTGGGAGTCGACCCGGTGAACCGAGCCCACGGGCCACGCCTGCTGGGTGGTCCAGGTGTTGACGGACTTGAGCGGGACAGGGCCGTTGGTCACGTTGAGCGTGTTCGAGTTGACGCCGGACGAGATGCTGGGTGAGGGCTTGAGTGAAATGTTCATGGCTCCAATCGTCTCGCCGAGGGTCTTCATGGCCTCCGCCGCGCTCGTCGTCCCCGTCGACAGGCGGATGTAGATGCTCTGCGGGATGTCGTTCTCGGCCATCGCTACCTCACCGTGTAGGACGTAGTGTTCGACGCGAACGCCCGAGCCCAGCCCCACTGGTTCTGCACCAGGGTGGCGAAGTCCGCCTCGTCCAGGTCCACCGCATCGCCGAGTTCCCAGTCGAGCATCTGGAGCGCCCGGTCGAAGTCCTCGGTGTGCTCCTCGGGCACCGGAAGCCAGCCAAACTGGACGAAACCCTCGCCCCGACGCGCCCGGTTGACGGACTCCTCCGCGAACTTCTGGGCAGCCTCCACGAACTTCTCGGTGTAGGCGATCACGGCCTCGTCGTAGAGCGCCTTGTGCTTGGCCCGCTCCTCGCGGATCTTCACGATGAGGTCGGCCTTGTCGACGCGGATCTTGCGCATGATGCTCCTACCAGCACTGATGACGCGGGAAGTTCCACGCCATGCGTCCGCGACCGTTCGCGAACTTCTTGAAGAAGGCGGCGTCCTGTACCGCCTTCGAGTAGTTGCTGGCGTGCCCGCGCAGGCCGGTCGTGGAGTGCCACGTCGGATCCTGGAACTGGTACGCGCCATAGGCGTGCATCCCGTGGTACGTCTCCCGGCTCACCGCGCGGTAGTCGCCGCGTGACTCACGGTGCACGATGCAGCGGCGGACCGACTCGACCCAGGCGCTGGCGCTCAGATGAGGTGCTTGGCGCGCTGCCTTGACGGCGTGGGATGCGCGAACCACGCGGACATCCACTCGCGCTGCTCGTCGGGGGACAGGTTCATGGGTGCCATACACGTGGGGGACGACTTCTGGATGCGTCGATCTCGCGGACGAAGGCACCGACGCGACCACAGGGTGCTGATCCGACCCAGCAGATACGCACAGGCCACCGCCAAGCAGAAGAACAGCACCGACGAGACCGTGGAGTGATTTAGGCCCATGACTTCTCCTTTGGGGAGCATCCATGAAGACTACTCTCGCGGGTCGTTGACCGAAAGGTCAAGCGCATCGCAGTCATGGCGTCAACCAAAGTTTGTCGCAGATTCGCCCTATAACAGTCTAAGTATGGACTGGTTGCTCCGGGCGAAGCGACCTTCGGAGCGCAGCCGGAGCATATCAACCGGTGCAAGACCCTAGGCAAGGGGTTCGCCAGAAGAACTTGAGGAATCTGGCTGCGAACGCGCGTTGTCGTCCCTGATGTACAGGGACACCACCCAGCCGCCGTTCACTGCCAGCGTGTGGGAGTGCCAGATGCCCTTCGGGACTCGGACCACCGGTCCGTGCTCATCGTCATCAGCGCTCCCCAGGATCTCCACCCACTTGCTCTTACCCAGTGATCCCTTCATGGGCTCGGACTCGACGATGTCGGTGATCATCAGTTGCTCCTCGTTGTCCATGTCGGGAAGTAGAACAGAGAGGAGCCCCCAGCCGCTAGGCCAGGGGCTCCTCGTCCGCTCCGCTAGGTCAGGCGGTGGGGTCCACCGGGACATCCACCGGAGCCGGGTCGGCAACGACCTGGAGATCGGCAACCGGGGCGTCCACGGGGACAGCCTCGACCGGAGCGTCTGCCGGGGCCGATTCCGCGACCGGGGCAGCATCCACGACCGGGTCGGTGACGACCACGGGCGCGGCCTCCGCCACCGGCTCGGCTACGGGGGCAGCCTCGACGGGAGCGGGGTCAGTAGGGGCCTCGACGACCGGCTCCACGACGGGAGCGGCCTCCTCGACCACGGGAGCCGGAGCCTCGGCCACGGCTTCGACGGGGACAGCCTCGACCACAGGAGCCTCCACGACGGGCTCAGGAGCCGGGGTGGGCTCCACGGGAGCCTCCTCGACCACCGGGGCAGCCTCGGGGGCCGGAGCAGCCTCCAGGGCCGGAGCAGCCTCCACGGCAGCCGCAGCGGCGTCCGCGATGGGGGTCTCCTCCACGGGAGCCTCCTCGACCGCCGGAGCGGCGGCGGCGGCGGCCTCCTCCTCACGGGCAGCGGAGATCTCCTCAGCCTGTGCGGTGATGTCGGCCTTGATGAACGCGGCCTCTGAGCCCTCCAGGGGCTCCGGGGCGTCCATCCACTGCTGGGCCAGCAGCGTCACGTCGGCCTCGTCCACGGGGCCACCGACCGGGTCAGCGACCACGAACGGGGCCGGGGCGACGAGGTCGGGGTTCGTGAACGCCGGGTTCGGGTCGTAGCGCACGATCTCCTCGACGACGATGATCTCCTCGACGACGATCTCCTCGGGCGGGTTCTCGCTCATGGTGCTCCTTGTCAGGCTGTGGCGGTAGCGGAGTTGGACGCCGGGGAAGCGATGCTGTTCCCGACGATGTTCGTAGCGACGATGGTGAAGGTGTACGCCGTGAGCGCGGTCAGGCCAGTCACCACGAGCGGGCTGGTCAGGCCCGACTTGGTGAACCCACCAGGGGACGAGGTCACCGTGTAGTTCGTGATCGCAGCCTGGTTCGTGATGACCAGCGGCGTGAACGCCACCGAGCACGACAGGGAGCCCGCCGTGGCGACCGGAGCGACCATCGTGGCCGGGACGACCAGGGCCGACTTGCCCGCTGCGACGCGCTGAGCGTTGAGCAGGGACAGGTTGGGGGACTCAGCCGGGTTGCCGACCGGGGTCAGAGTGGAGAAGCCCGCCACGTCCGCAGCGGCCGTAGCCCCTGCGGTGTGGGCCGGGTTGTCACCCTTCGACACTGGGAGCGACCTCCTCGACGGCGGCCGGGGTGGCGACCTCGCGGACGACCGGAGCCGCCGCTGCGGATGCCTTCTCGGTGGCAGGCCAGCACGTGTCGCAGGCGACAACGGACGTTGATCCGTCCGCCCACGTGTTCACGGCCAGTTCCTTGCCGCAGTTGCCGCACGGGCGCGTCTCGACGCTCATGACTCGGGGCAGGCTCGCGTCCATCAGTTGCCTCCACAGTGGCCGCACGGGTGCGCGACAGTCTTGCCGCTGGGATCGGTCATGGTGCCGATCTCCTTGCCGCAGTTGGAACAGGTTGCAGTCGCCATGACGGCTCCTCTCGTCACTTCTTCTTCGGCATGTTGGCCTTCGCTGCGGAGCGCTGGTCCACGCGGATGAGCCGGATGGCCTCCGTGCACTTGGGTCCACGGCATGGCGCGTTGTTGTACGTGGAGGCCCGGCCACAGGTTCGGTTGGTCTGCCCGGTCTCGTGCTTGCACTCACTCATGGTGATGAAGGTAGAACACCATGAGCGGTTACACCAGGAAGGTGTCAACGAGCGTTCTCGTGTCCTTTCTCGCAATCGCGGGCGAGGCTGGGCACGCCGAAGCGCCGACCGCAGCCAGCGCACGTCCACGGATCAGGCATTGAACGCCCGACGCTGAGCCGGGACCGGGGTGAAGCCCCGCTCGATCAGAACCTCCAGCGGCGGGTACGCCGCGAAGTCCATGTGTGCGGAGACTCCGGGGAAGGATGTGGTCGTGCTCCGGAACCGGAAGATGAAGCGCCCTGGCACCGTCCCACCTGAGGGGGAGAGAGGGAACGCGGCCTCGTTGACGGTCACATCGAAGGACTGACTGACCAGTTCCCGCGCCCCGCCGTCCACGAGGGCGTGAGTGGTAGAGGTTCCGGGGTAGTCCGTCAGGGTGTAGGACCCGACCCCGGTGTAGCCGCAGAGACCCCCGGTGTCCGGGTGGTCGTACCAGTACCCGGTCGCCGCTCCGTTCGTGGTGGAGAAGCCCACAGTGAGGAAGTCGAAGTTGTAGACCCAGTTGACGCGACCGTAGTTGTAGACCACGTCGAACGCCCCAGGCTGCACATCGTTGCGATTCACCACTAGCACCTGGAACTGGTTCGTGCCGGGGTTGTCGTAGGAGGTGCTCCGGCCGCTGGCGTAGGCGAACGGGGTGGCGAAGGGCGTGCTGAATCCGCTGGGCGAGCGGTAGGCGTTGAAGTTGGCGAGGTCGTCCCACAGCACGACGAGGGCATCGTGGCCCTCAAACGCGGCGGTCTTGAACCCGTACCGGACCGGGACGCCGGTCCAGAAGGTGTCGGCGTCGTTGTTGAGAACGCACAGTGCATCCTGGGAGAAGCCGTTGCTGTTCGCCGTGAAGTCGTAGAGGTACTGGGCGTACCCGCCTGTCGGGCTGAGGGCTCCGTTGGTCGTGATTCCGATGGTGGTGGACGATGACCCGAACCAGTTGATGGTGAACGGGATCGTCACATCGACGTGGCTTTCGTCCCCGGTGAGCGTGCCGGTGTACCAACTGGCGTCACCGACGATGGCACGGTTCCTGCGGACGGAACCGGTGTAACCGAGGGACGCTGTCGGGCTGTTGGTGAACAGCGTCATGGCGGGTTACGCGGATTCGCCGCGCCCCGACACGGTGAACGTCGTCGCCCCGGAGGAGATGACCTTCACGACGGTCGCGGTGACGCCGGGTGCGTTGACGCACAACTTCGGCCAGGACGCCACGACGACCTCACAGTCGTTGCCACCCACCGTGGGGGCTGCGGTCTGGTTGACGGAGAAGTACAGCGGGGCTGCCCCGTTGACGTTCGTGACCTCCACGTAGGAGTACGCCGCGTCGAGGGTGATGGTCTGCGGGGTGCTCGCGACGAGTGTTCCGCTGATGACGCGCGGCATAAGTCCTCCAGTGGTCCGGTCCTGTGCTCAGAAGATCGGCAGATCGGCGATGCGAAGCAAGATAGCGAATCTGGAGACGACAACGGACGTTGACACGTCTTGCCGCCGATCTTGTGCCGCCCGGCGCGATCAGCCCTGATCCACGCGCGCCGGGCGGCGTCTCAGATCGCGACCGCGAACGTCTTGTAGAAGACGGGGCCGACGATGCCGTCCGCAGGCTGCAACTTCCGGTTCTTCTTCTGAATGGCGACCACGGCCGCCTTCGTCTGCGCACCGAACTTGCCGTCGCAGACCAACTTGAAGCCGTGTCGGACCAGGCCGGTCTGGAGCGACTTCACGTACGGGCCGTGTGCGCCCACCTTGAACGCGCCAGGGAACGGCGGGATCTTCGTGAGGGCGTGCGCCGGGGTGTGCGGGCCGGTGGGCACAGTCGGCGCGGTCTTCGTGAAGTGGCCGTTCGCGTCGATGTGCAGACGCTTCTGGACGTTCTGGACATCGACGGCGCTGACGAACGAGCCGACGCCGGGCTGCCAGTCCTGACCGATCTCCAGGTGCATGTCGTCAAGGAACGCGGAAGACCAGTCCCCGCCCCACCCGAAGATGCGCTTCCCGGCCGTAGTCCGGAACTGGTCCATGATCGCGTGCATGGCCCGGATCTGGTCGGGAGTGGCGAACTGCTTGTGCGCCGCCGTCCACACGTCGTAGCGCATGTCCACGGCGGTGCCGGAGGCGTGGTTCGAGAAGCCGTTCGACATCCGGGCCTGCCGGTAGCAGTACCCCGCCGTGGTGCCGGGGTTGAGGTTGATGACGTGCTGGTGGACCAGGGACAGCGCCGCCGCGAAGACGGGAGCGATCTCGGCCCGGACCCGGACCTTCTTCGTGGTGCCGGGAATGGCGATGACGCGGAGCAGCGGGGACGACGAACTGGGGATGACCGACCAGCCGTTCAGGGAGGTAGCCATGAGGTCACACAGCCGGGTCGGCGGGAAGGTCCGAGACATCCAGCGGAGCGTCGGCGGTCGCCGGGTCAGCAGCGTGGTCACCCATCGGCTCTGCCACCTCAGGCGGAGGAGTCGTGTTGTCACGGACTCCAGTGATGTCTGCGCCGGTCCCGGTGCTGTCGCCACCGTCGCCGCCGACGAAGCCGTACTGCTTGGTGATCTTGGTAGCGGCCAGGATCAGGGAACCGAGGGCGGTCGCAGCGAAGGGGTACAGCGCAGGCGGGATGTTGAGGGCCGCGAGGATGGTGTCGCCGTTCTGCGAGGCCCACAGCAGGCAGGCCGTGACCAGGGAACCGGCGAGGAGGAGCAGGGTGTGGCGGGTCTGGGCCTTGAGGTTGTCGAACCAGGAGGGCTGGACGTACGCCGGAGGGTCGGCGACAGGGTCGGTTGCGGACATGGCATCTCCTTGTGACGAGGCAGCCAGGGCAGCCACCTGGTGTCTCTATCGGAGATTTCTTGGCGAGAACGGACGTTGTCGGGTAGAACGGCTGGCGGCCCCCAAAGGTTTCCGCGTAGGTTCTGTTCTAGCCCACCTGGACAAGGAGAGACATGGCAAGGCTCGATGCGAAGCGCTACTTCCGCTGGGGAGACTTCTCCTTCGGCATCAGTGGCACGAGCATCTGGCTGACCCAGTACGTCGCGCCACTCCTGATCCCCGACGTGGAAGCCGTGCTCGTACCCACGCCCGCCGACCTCGGCATGAAAGGGGACTACCTGGCACTCCAGATCCCGAAGGCGGACCTGCTCGTCTACCCGTCCTGGTCCTTCTCCTTCGATACCACCGAACTCACGGTGGACGAGACGGAGATAGGCAACGGCATGTGGTCCGGTCGCATCATCGGCGAGGGAAACCTTCGCCTCAGCGTCAACAACTGCCTCCTGCCGATGTTTCGCGACTTCAACATCCGCAAGGTGGCAGTCGTCATCAAGACCAGTCAATCCCCTCCAGGAGTATTCAGTGGCAGCCGCAACCCGTAAGACCAGCAAGCCGAAGGCCGACTACACGGCCCTCGCCGACGACCACCTCAACTGCCGGGAGTTCCGTCACTCCTGGGCGCAGGTCGGTCCCTACCGCGTCGAGTGGCACGTGATGGAGGGTCGCAAGAACAAGGAGCGCATCCTCGCTCGTACCGCCGCCTGCATCCGGTGCGGGACGCGACGCATCGACAAGTACCGGGAGACGTGGGACAAGCGCGGCTCCAACTACGCCTACGTGGACGGCTACGAGTTGAAGGGCATGGACCGGGGCAACGTGACCCACGAGGTCCACAGCGAGTTCTTCAAGCGCTCCGTTGCGGAGCACGGCATCGTGGAGGAGAAGTCCAATGCGTGAAGTCCTGGTGCGAGTGAAGTGCGACCGCTGCGCCAACACGTTCGATGTGGAGAACGGCGCTGACGGCGTCCAGCAGTCCGTCCCGCTCACGTTCAACAAGGACGTGGTGGAGGTGGATCTGTGCACGCCGTGCGTGGAGATCCTGGAGAACGACCTCGCCACCCTGCTCGCCCACGGGCGACGCCTCCAGCCGCTTCCGCGTGCGAAGCGGAAGTCGTCCCCCGCCGTGGGGACCGCCTGCCCGGAGTGCGCGGAGCAGGGTGTCCGTCGTGTCATCGAAACGCCACAGGGCTTCGCCGTGCACCGATTCCGGACGCACGGGGTCAAGGGCACGTCGAAGGACGCCGTGCGCAAGCGCACGAAGGCACGTGGGTAGGCGTTTCCCGAAGCCCCAGAGGCACAGCAAGTTCTGTCACTACTGCGACCGCCGACTCGGCACGCTGGAGGTGACGTGGGACCACGTAGTACCGAAGGCGTTGGGTGGCCCCAACGTCACGTGGAACCGCGTCACCTCCTGCGGTCGGTGCAACCAGAAGAAGGCTGATACCAAGGACTTCCGGGATCACTGCGAGACTTGCCAGATGGCATGGCGCATGTTCGAGCGCGTAGACGAATCAGCGTGGTTCTTCTACGGTGAAGCGATTCCAACGTGGTTGGACATCAATGGAGACGCATGAGCCAGTGGTTCTTCCTATCTCACGGTCACGACCTCCACAAGGTGGTCATCGAGCACTACGACGTGGAGAAATCCTGGTACTGGGTACAAGACCTGTGCTGCCAGCGCCGAGTACACGTGAACGAGGAGGATCTTCCGATCCTCGCGTTGACCCATCCGAAGTTCGAGTCCGCTGAGCAGGCGGAGCGCTGGCTGGAAGTCCAATCGGCGAGGCCGTGGAGGTTCTGATGTTCTGGGTGTTCTTCTGGCCCGCGATGGTGGCGGTGGCGGTATGGGCCGTGCGGCCACTGTTCCAGGACTACAACAGCCCACCACGGATCCGGCGCTCGCCGGAGAAGTCGAAGCATGAGCAGAGCCTGGAGAACATCTCCCGCATGGAGCAGGAGATGGGCCTGGGCGAGTACGGGGTGCTCACCCTGCGCCCGCAGAACCGCAAGCAGCGCGACAACGCCGCTGAGGTGGAGCGCTACGTGGAGATGATGCGCCGCGACCCGACCATCGAGAAGCGCATCATGTACGACTTGAAACGCTACGGCGGGCGGAAGTACACGACGTGCGCCTGTGGCTGCGGCCGGGAGTTCCCGAACGGCGTGCGTGGATGGGATGGCTACCACAACTACTAGCCGCTACCCTGGCTGCGGGTCGGGTTGGGCCAACGCCCCCTCGCAGCCTCTCCGTGTTCACTCCGTCGAGAGGTTCGCCATGTCCGTCGTCGCCAAGTTCTTCGTCCAGACCATCACCGAGAACGCCCACCAGAAGGACTGCAAGCAGATCACCCTCAGCCCGGTGTCGCGCGGTGAGGAGAACAAGGAGTGGTCGAAGTACACCCCGTCCGGCAACATCACCCTGGGCATCCTCAACGAGGCCGCGTCCGCGCAGTTCCTGCTGGGCGAGGAGTACCTGATCACCTTCGAGCACGCGCCGAAGCCTGCTTGACCGCGCGTCCTTGACCAAGTAGTGTTCTACCTCTAGTTGAGTTTGCAAGACCCGCTCGCCCCCGGTGAGGAACAGAAACGGATCCGTACTCGGCGAGTGGTAGTGCCCTGTTCTGAGTGACCAAGCGCCTCTCCAGATCATGGGAACCGGTCGGCGCGCTAACCCGCGTCGGGACAGCGGCGGGCTCTTACCCCGTTGAGCATCGGTGGACCTGAAATCCGCGACCCGGCCCGCAGTGACGATGGACGAGAGTGGTGTGGCGAGCGGCTGTGGAGCCGTGGCTGTCAGCCCCTGTGCGAGATACGACGAGGTCACGCCAGGAGTTCGCTCCTCGGGACACAGCACGACAGTGAGACCAGTACGGATGCAGTGGTTGGCCTAGAGGGTGAAAGCCTGACTAGGTGCCGCCGACCTGTTGTCGGAGGGCTAGAGATCACGCAGGGAAGGTACGCCTGGGTCAGCGGCCGAGGTTGTGCTCCGCATCCGTTCTGGTCTTCTTCTGTTTCGGAGCGCCGTGACCGTTCCGTGACCAGTGCAAGTTGCCGAATATAAGCATCTGGGGTGTCAACGTCCGTTCGCATCTCTGGCTAACTGACTCACAGTCACTAATCATTCGCGGCATCGCCGCAGGTCAGAGCGTTATTCACACCGCAGCAACCGTGTTGTCCTTGACCAAGACTCCGAACAGGAGTAGAACAGACCCACCGCAACCGCCGATACCGCCAGGAGTCCCGCATGGGCGATGACTACGAGATCCTCATCTACGCGCAGGGCGTGATGGTGGGACGCATCGAAGACCAGTTCCTCAAGGTCACTCCCGGCGTCATGGAGACGAAGTTCGAGGGCACGTGGCACGCAACTGGCGGCAGCGATGTGACGGCGATGCGGCTGCTCAAGAACGGCAACCTCGTCGGCAAGGAGAAGGCCATGAACCCGATCCGGGTCACCAACGGGGACTCCATCGCCTTCACCTACACCCTGACGATGGGCAACGAGTCGACCGTGGCCCTGCCGCACTACGAGATCCCCAAGTTCAAGTCCGTCGAGGAAGCCGAGGCATGGCTGGACAAGGCGGACCTCACGAAGTCGGCGGTGACGCCGCGCGAGCACGCGCCCAACGGCCCCTGCAAGATCTGCGGCGACCTGGACGATCACTTCGGAGCGGCCCACAGCGACTCGATGACCGTGCGCACGTTCCTCGACCGACTGCGGAGGAAGCCATGACGAACGAGGAACTGGACCGGATGCTGGCGCAGCGTCAGCAGAAATGGATCAGCCGCGAGTACACCCTCAAGCAGTTGCAGGTGGAGAAGGAGATCGCCAAGGCCGCGCAGTGGCTGTTCAGCACGCAGGTCATCTTCACGGACCCGCGCACGCCACCGAAGTTCCAGACCACCGAGGAGGCGGACGACTGGATGTTCATGCGCGCCGCCGCCTCCAAGTTCTCCCTGTACGCATGAGCGTCGAGCAGGACGCCATCGCGTACGGGGAGCGGCTGTGGCGTCGGGTGGGACTCCAGGAGCAGGCGGAAGGTCGGCGGTGCTTCGGCTGCGACGCCAACCACTACACCGTCTGCGAGAACCCGGACTGCGCCATCCCGCGCGACCAGCGCAGGGCCGAGCACGTCATCGAGGTCGTCGCCGCGTCCGACCGGGTGATCCAGCAGTGCACGTGCGGCTGGTCCGGCACCATGCGCTACTTCACCGCCCTGTCCACCCTCCTCGGTGAGGCCGAGGTCCACCTGCGGAGCGTCCAGTGAACGCCTGCTACGAGATGTACTTCAACCGCCAAGGCGACCCCATCGACATACAGGAATACGCCCGCCTGTTCGAGGACTTCGCCTACAAGGTCGTCCAGAAGACACAGGTCCAGTCGCTCACCTCCGGAGCGCTGGAGGTGTCCACCATGTGGCTGGGCGCTGACCACTCGTTCAGGACGGGAGGACCGCCCCTGATCTTCGAGACGATGGTCTTCGGCCTGCCTGATGGACAGCACATAGACCGTTACCCCACGGAGATGCAGGCCCGGAAGGGCCACAACGACGCCATCGAATGGGCGAGGATACAGTGACCCGACAGGACTTCTACCTACGTGCCGGTGCGCTCATCGCCCTGGCGTTCGTCCTCGCTGCTGGGATCAGCACCAGTCGCGGGTTCTGAGTGCCGCATGTCGAGGATCGCGCGCTGCCACTCCACCGTGCGTCGCACTGACCCGAGCACGGCGTGCACCTCCAGGAGCCTCGCCTCCACCACGGGCCACGGGAGCGGACCGCCGTCCGCGCGCTCCAGGAGGCCACCGATGCCCGCCGCACCCTGCTCGATGACCAGGACCAGGCGCACCAGGTCAGCGGTCGTCGTCCGGTAGCGCTTCTTCTTCGGTCTGACCTCCCGACGCCAGCGCTGGTAGTGCATCCCACACAGACCGCGATGGGTCGGCTCCACCCGGTCGCAGCCCTCCACCGAGCACGGCCCGGACGCGCGCAGACCCTTCCCGGTAGCCCGGTAGCAGTCGGGGCACAAGCCCACCCTGAACGCCTGACCGTGCGCCGGGTCGTTGGAGCAGGGGCCATCGTTGCGTCCCGGCTTCGGCGGGTTCAGGACAGCGAGGCGCTCCCGGTTCAGTCTGCGGGCCTGCTGCTGGTAGTGCGCGCTGCACAGTCCCAGGCTCCGCATCTCCCGGTCGCACCCAGGCTCGGAGCACTCCATGCTTCTTCATCGGTCGCACCGGAGAAGTAGGTCAGTCCTCGCAGACGTTCAGCCTCATACGCACCCGTGGTAGGGCGGGCAGGTGCCGGTCCCCCACACGGCGAAGCCGAGCACCAGCAGGGTGACCCACACGCCGAGCGCCAACGTGAACAGCCACGTCCCCGCGTACCAGGCCCGGCCGAGCCTGTTCGTCGGGGGCATGGCGAACAGGCAGAGCCCGGAGGCCATCACCCACGGCAGCCAGCCGAGCAGGAGCAGCAGATAGTTCACGAGGCCCGGCACTCCTCGACGGTGACCCGGTGCGAGAGATGCTTCCCGCACGTCGTGCACACCAGCGAGTGGTAGCACGCCCAGCGTGTCGGATCCCAGGAAATCGGCCCACAGGTCCGGCCGAACGACCGGGACCAGGAGTTCACCGGGATCATCACTTCCGGGGTGTGCTCCACGCCAACCTTGCCCCGGCACCACTTCGCTCGGTCCTTCTTGCCCGGAGGCTTCGGCGGGTGCACGGGATCCGTACGTCGGATGTCACGGGGCGCGGACTCACCGCCGTACCACTTCGACCAGTTCGCCATGAGTAGAACATACACAGAGTTCTACACAAACGGCTTGAACCGTAGGAGATGGGGGTTGAAACCCTAGATGAGAACGTCCGTTGACACCTTGGATCTTACTTCGAGGTCCTTTCTCCGCGCTTCTGCGATGCGCGAGCACAGCGTACCGATGGCGTCAACTCGCGTCATGATCATCCACTTTCCAAACCGGGATTTATCGCGTGAGCCCACC